AAGTTAAACTATAAGTAGAATCAGTAAAATTTACAGGAGTACTAAAACCTATTGTAAGTAAATGAAAAGGTTTAATATCATTCGTCGCTAATGCTGTCTTGATTGATGATGTTAAATTCCTTGTCATTATGTTTCTCGTAGGTTGTTCTTACTAATTTCTCAGTTCCTTTTATCATAGTAAATTCAAACTTGCCATCTGGTTTTTTATACTCCTTTAGATCATTTGTTTGAATATTTATTTCACTTTCATCTACTATAATTTCAGCAACAAACTCAGCAGTAACTAGATGGGTTATTTTGTATTTCATTAAAGAGCTTCTTCTACATCCATTTCAAAACTATATATTAATGCTCCATCGTTTGTAGTTCCTACGACTCCAAATTCTTGAATATCATTTGTTAAATAAACTGTGAATGGTACATTGTCATAAGTAACTATTGAATCATTAGCAACTGTTGAAACTAAAGGTGGTTCTATTGTTACTGTTGATGCACCACTAGAAGCCTGAACATCTGCTACAATCATATAAACTTTATTATGTGAAGCAAATTTAATAAAATCTCCTGACTTAAATGCGTGTGGATTATCGTTGTGGTGTCCGTCCATAGCAATAGTGTTATCTCCTACCGCATGATCTCCATTAACTAAAACTGTGTTTGTTTCATTACCTCTAGTATCTTCTACTTCTGGTGGGATAATTGTAAAGTTTTCTTTACCTGATCTTTGTTTAATTATAAAAGCCATAAGCTGTCCATAAACATTTGATCTAGTTGCTGTTTTAATACTAATTGTAAATGCCCATCTTTGATTGTCTATTTGTCTTGCAAGTTTCTTACCTGAAACAGATTTAGAAATAATAGTATTTTGAATTGACTTTATTCCTAAAGTTCTAAATTTAGCAGTTGATATTGGAAAAGCACCTGACATTATATTAAACTCTCCCTACCTCTTTCATTAACTGCATTGTTAATTAATTGTGTAATAGTTCCTCTTGATCTAACTAATAATTCTTCAAACCCTGAAGCATCTACTGTATTAATATTAAAATTAACTGTTGTGCCACTACCACCTGTGCCTCTAGCATTTTGTTCTATTTGTCCAGTAGAGTTAGGACGGAAAATTTCTGGACCGTTTTCTCCAACCAAAATAGGTCTTCCTTTTGATACAGCTCCACCTTTTGCAAAACCAAAACCGCCACCTCCTCCTCCTCCACCTAACATATTAAACAATATTGCTCTTTTTCTTTCTGTGTTTTGTGATTTTAACACATTTAATTTTTCAGCTTCTACTGCAACTTCTTCTTTTGCTAATATTTTAGCAATAGTTTGCAAAGCTATTTGTTCTATTAGTCCAGCAATAATGTTAACCATAAGTTGTTGTGCTATTTGTTTCATTGATGATGCAAAGTCTTTACCAAGAACTACTACTTCTGCCATGCCTTTTGACATTCTTTTAATTCCACCAAGTATTCCTTTTGAAATTTTTTCATTGATACCCTCTAATTCTTTTTTAACTCTCTCATTTAAGAGTTCTGCTACTTTACCAAAGTCTAGTCCTGTTTTTTTTGCTTCTTCTTTAAGTTTTCCAGCTAGGTCTAATAATTTAGCCATTTGTTCTGATGAAAGTTTCATATTTTTTTCTATTTCTTTTATAAATTCATTTATTGCTCTAGTGTTAACCATCCATTCTTCTGAATACTCTCCTGAGTTTTTTATTTCTGAATTTAATTGTGCTAAAGGAGTTTTTAATCTTTGAGCTGCATCTTTAAATTCTTTAACAGTTTTTAAATTTGCTTGAAAAGTTTCTTCTGATATAATTTTTAAGAAACGCATAGACTTAGCCATGCCATCAATCATGCTTCCATAAGCATCACTTAAACTTCCTAACATTGATCTTAGCCCATCAAATATAGTACCTAAAAATATTACTAATAATCTACCTTTGCCACCTAACATAAGAAATCCAACAACTCCTAATTCTCTTACTCCTGGTGGTAATGATTTTAAAATATCAACTGTTCCTTTTATTGAATTGGCAACAAACAAGAAAGGTGTTCTAAGAGCATCAGTTAGTATTGCACCACTAATTAATATTTGTTTAGTTACATTAATTAAAAATTCTGAAGTCCTTGCACTTGCTCTTGTTAATGCTTCTCCATTTTCTTCAATAATTTTATTTACTAGAACAAGTCCACTTTTTATAAAATCAAAGAATCCAGCTCTGTTAGTTTCAAGTTTAAATTTAAAAAGTTTATCAGATAACATTGAAAGAGTTCCTGTAAAGGTAACTGCCATAACTTCCATAGCTTTACCAAACTCTCCATCTGGACCGAATACTTCAAAGAATCTATCTTTTGTTTCTTTTGCAGTAGCTTTTGCTCCAGCTTCAAATCCTAATAATGCTCTAACACCTCTTTCTCTAAATACATCAGCGGCCGCTATACCACCAGCAAATGATCTTTGAATTTGAGTTGCTGTCATAGCAAAGTCAAGTCCTGTTACTGTTGCAACATTACCGGTAACTTGTAAAATTTTAGCTAATTCATCTGCATCTTTAGATACAACAGCAAGATTTCCTGAAGCCGCTGAAATTTGTTCTAGTGAAAAAGGTACTTTAGCCGCAAAATCAACTAAAGTATTAAATGCTTTATTACCTTCTTCCATTCCTTTAAATAAAAAGGCAAATCTAACACCTAAGTTTTCTACTTGTGATCCAACATTAAGTAATGATTTAACTACTAACGCACCACCTATTCCAGCTAATGCACCTTGTATTGAAAATACAGTTCTTTGTAATCTACCTAATCCAGCTTGAACAGAACCTAATGCTTGTCTTGTTTTATCTTTTGCAAGAATGTTTATAAGTAAATTTTGAGCCATAGTTATTTCTTCATGTTAGCTTTGGATTGTTCTACTTCATCTAACATAAATCCAACCCAAAGATTAAACTCATATTCACTCATCTGACTTAATTCAGATAAATTTATTTTGAGCCTATCTGCTACTATTAGCATATTTTTAAGCTCTATGTCAGTACTTACTTTTTTTTTAATTCCTCAGCACTTGGAGTTTGAACCATGGCTATAGCTATCTTTGAAAGTACATCGGAATCTACTTTGTGCATGATTGAAAGTTTGTCTTCTAAAGTAAAAACCTTTTCGCCATCTTTGTCTATTGCTTTCATAATAACTACGTCAGCTAATAAACCAGCATCATTAAGATTTTCAGTTTTATTAAACAATTTTTTCTTTTCTGCAAGGGTTATTGGTTGCCAATAGATAATAGTCGGTTGACCTTTATCGTCTTGCCATTCTTCAACTTCAATAGATTGAACACCTAGAGACTCAAAATGAGATTTTGCTCTATCAATAATCTTCATAAATTAGATTATACTGTTCCTACTGATAAAGCGCCTGTTCCTTGAAAAGTAATACTTCTTGATACAATTCCGTCCATAGTATTAGAAATAGACATTCCTGTTACTATACCTTGTCCTGTGTATGAAGCATCGCCTGCAGTATTTCCTTCTGGAAGTAATGTAAAAGCTAATTCTGTTCCTACTACCATTGCTTCTTGTGAAGTATCTGTTTCATCAAAATGTGCTTCAATAGTACCACTAAATGAAGTTCTTCCAGATATAAATGTTTTAGCAGAATCTGATAAAGATGTATCTTCAACTACATCTCCTGTAGTTTCTAATGTAAATGCAGTTACTTCTCCAGTTGTGTCAGAACCTGTTTTAACGACACCTTCTTTTCCGTGATGGGTTGCCATGATTTTTTCTCCTTAGTTATTGTTTTCGTGTTAGCTGGTTTATATCCTAGCTTCTCAAAGTGTGCAAGATTATTTTCGTTTATTGTAATCTCATCATTACCTTTTTTTAGTTTTATATCTTTTGCCATAATAACCTTATAATTGATTTAATCTTCTTCTTCAAGTTCTTCATCATCATCTTCATAGTCTTCATATGGTTCTGCCTGTTCCTCAACTTCTTCTTTGATTTCTTCACAAAGTATTGAAATCTTGTCATTTAGTTTTTCTATTTTATTTAGTTTTTTTAATATACTCATTATAATGTTCCAGCTTGATGTTCATATATTACTCTAACAGTCATTGATATACCTCCATAAGGAAATAATGTACCAGCATCAGTTTCAACAGATACAACTTCAGTATCTAGAGCATTACTATTTCTAGTTATATCAGTTTCTAATGCTTCTTCAATAACTTCTATAAGTTGATTTCTAGCAGTATCTATATTCGTTTCTGACCCTTTAACAAATCCTGAAATTAAGAAATCTAATGTAGCTATTCTAGTTTTAGCTCCACTACCTAATTCTTGGTCTTCTTTTGTTTCTTCTTGTGTTTGGATTAGTACTGCTGGGTATTGTTGTTCAGATAATTCTTCTAATGGGAAAGGTTGCCTAGTTACTTTCTTAATAGTTAAAGCAGTTATGTTTGTAATTGTTGTTGCAATATTACTTGCAATGTTTTCTCTAACACTCATAATTTTAACTTTCTCATTTCTTTTCTTATTAAATCTTCAAACTGATTTTTTATAGCATTTTCTACTTTTTTATTAAATCCAAAAAATGGTCTTTCAGGTAATTTTCCTGATCCTGTCTGATGCCAATAAGCTCTTTTACCCATACCCATATCATTAAAATAAACTTGTGCCTTATAATTATTAACTGTTCTTGATTTCATGCTTTGAAGCATTCTATTACTATCTTGTAGATCAACAGTAGTCTTACCTTTGAGTGCTGAGTACTCAGGAGAGTAACCTACAAATCTTCCTGAAGTATATTTTTCTCCTCTAGTAGTTTTATCTTCAATTATTCTTCTTAATTGTTCTCCAGCTTGATCTAATCCTTTTTTAGTAATGTGAGGAAATCTTTTAAGAAATCTATCAAACTTCTTTTGTATTTTTTTTGTATTAGTAGCAAAGTGAATTGATAAGGCCATTATCTAATAAGTCTTCCTGAACCATGTAAGTTTTCTCTTTCAGCAACACTAATAGTACCACTGTCATCAGAATCGTATTCTACTCCATCTTCAAGTATTTTTTGAAATTCAATATTGTATTGACTATTATAAAATTCAATCATTCTTTCAAATCTATCTTTATCAGCTTCAGGTCTAAATTTTGTTAATGCTGGAAAAAAGAATTTTCCTA